TATCTCTTTGTGGTTTGTATCTATTCGTGCGTATGTCATTGATTTTCAATTAAAATAGATTAGTATTAGCTAACTTTACCATTATAAAGGTGTGGTATGACCAAGCCAGCGTGTAGTGAGCAACAGTTTATCGCATTATTTAAAGAACATAGATCTCCTACCGCTGTAGCTAAGATATTAGGTGTTGATCCTAGAAGTGTAATGTTAAGAAGAAAAAACATAGAAAAAAAGCACGATATTGTGCTTGTATCTAATAATAATCGGGGTGTACCAAAATTTGAAATTCCTGAAAATAAAATAGAATGTTCATATAGTTTGCCAAACGGAATTGTTTTAGTAGGTTCAGATTGTCATTACAACCCTAATTACATTTCTACCGCCCATCGTGCATTTGTACACTTTACGAAACAATTAAAACCGTCAATGGTGATTTTAAATGGAGATTTATTCGATTTTGCACAGATCAGCCAACATAACAGGATAGGTTACCAACAACACCCAACAGTTCAACAAGAATTAGAAGAAGTCCAAGCTAGATTAGGTGACATTGAAGCGGTACGCCCTGCTGGGTGTATATTGCACCGCACCATTGGTAATCACGATTTACGCTTTGATGGCAAATTATCTAATGTTTTACCCCAGTATGAGGGTGTCAAGGGTATGTGCCTTGCGGATCACCTATACGGCTGGTCATATAGCTGGTCAGTACGAATTAATAACAATACGATGGTCAAGCACCGTTGGCATAATGGTATTCATGCTGTCTACAACAATATTTTAAAGGGGGGCTTGAGTATGGTGACGGGTCATCTACATTCTTTAAAAGTAACCCCGTGGACTAACTATACTGGTGACTTGTACGGTGTTGATACTGGAATGATGGCGGCTGTCAAGGATGAACAGTTCATTTATCACGAAAATGCAAGCGTCAACTGGAGAGCAGGTTTTGCAGTGCTTACCTATGTAAACGGTCATTTGATGCCACCTGAGTTAGTTCAAGTTATTAATGAGGATGAAGGGCTAGTATTTTTTAGGGGTAAACTACATGAGATTAAGTCCTGAAGCATTAAAGCATTTGTATTCAAGTCTTTACTGTACTTATCCATTCACTAAATGGCCTATGCCATTGCCTGAAGAAATTGAGTTTATTGTTACTGCCGATCCTGAATTAATGGGAAGTTACTTGCTAGATACAGGCGGTGACTATGAACATACCATTACCATATCTTCGGCTCGATGCGGTCACCTTTACAGCGTCTTAACTACCCTCGCACATGAGTGCATCCACCTTAGTTTTCATAAACAAAAAGGCGATAAATGGATGCAACATGGCAAACCATTTAGAACCCGTTGCAAAATGGTAGGGGAAGAATTGGGTTTTGATCCGCTGGAATTGTAAAGTTTTTGACATGGGATTGTAAAGTAACAAATATAAGTCATTAACCTTTTCTTACAAAATTGCCCGATCACGCACTTTTTGCTAAATTTGCATACTTTTTAATCAGAATTGCCCAATCGGGAAACTTTTTCTTATGGTATACAGCGTTATACATTGGTATAAGTGCATGAAATTTCAATAAAAAATCATGCCAAAATGTGTCATATATTACACAACTCATTTAGCCATAATGTATAAGCCAACATTAGAAAAAGCATAGCCTGTATATACAACTGCCATAGGCAAATTACCTCTTACACCCTGCTCTATGCCAATGTAAAAGTAAATTAATCCCGTAACAATAATCAACCAGCTACTCAATCAACTTCTCCGTTTGTTCAAGTAATTCTTCTTCCGTGATGCCGTAGTGTTTTTCAAACCACTTGCGACCGCTGTGAATACTGGTATTTGCTCCTCGATGGTGAAAGGGACAGAGCGGAATAACAGGCGACTTGCTTCGAACGCCACCTCGTCTAATGTGATGTAATTCTGCTGGCGTTCCCTCATTGCCTTGATGCCTACATAATGAGCATCCCAGTTCACTAATTTTGCGATACTTTTCTTTCTCAAGTTTAGTTGCCATTGATATGGTCTACGGTCATCTGCTCTAACTTTTCTGCTGAATCAGAAATATCTACACTTAATTCAAGCATTTGAGTGTAATCCTTACGGTTTAAAGCATCGTCATACATCTTGCAAAATAATTTCAGGATTAAAAATTCTTCAGTTAATTTAAGGGTCATATGATCTCCAATGTAGATTGTTCTACCTGCATAAAATTCCATGTTATTGGTGCGTTATGGGCTTCGATTCTAGCCCTCATTACTTGTGCTCTAGCTTCTTTAGTTGGTGGTGGATAATTACCATTTTTCCAATGTTTATCAATACCGACATTTCTTCCAATATTAGTGCTATCAGTTGATGCAAAAGGTAATTTAGTAAATATAGCTGGGTCTAGCATACGCAAACCGTGAAGTTTACAGATTGGGCGACCCATGTCATCACATATTACACGCATAGCCTGACCCATTCTTGACCACCAATCGGCTGTACCTACAGTAGCATATTGTCCTGAACTACCAATACAAACCCGAACATAGTTATTTGCCAATTGGTCAAGCCTTTCCATTGATTCGTGCATATGCCATACAGGTGCTCCATACCATTTAGGTAATGGGCAATCTTCTAACAAAGCATCATTGTCAGCTTCCGTGCCGTCAATTACATCGGGAATAACAGCAAAGTCACAAGATGGTACTTTTTTAAGGTTTAATGCCCAATCATAATAGGCATCCCAATTAGTAATAGGCTTACCGCTTTTCCAAGCACTAAAAGCACCATTGTCTATAGCAAAAGACTGACATACCTCTAATGCAGTTCCAATTTGGTCTGAATGGGCATATGACACAAAGGCATGACCTGCTTGCACGGCATAGTTAGCTACTGTAGCTGGAGTTATAGGAAGTCCGTGATAATGAATCATAAGTAATTTTCTTTTTGAATGTTTTGTTTTTCAAAATGCCGCCTAAATTTACGCAATGCCCCTTTTAACGCTGTTTCTACTTCTGTTTGCGTAAGGTTTAATTCTTTAGCAATGTCAGCCATATTCATGTCTGTACCTTCTCTTATATAAGTATTAAGGTTTTTTGTTCCCTTTTTTCTCATTTAAGAATCCGATCTTGTGTACGGTTAGATACTTCTAAGGTTTGCCATGTAGCGTGTCTTAGTCTAGCGGCTTCAAGTTCCCACTTTAGCTTTTCAGCGTTTTCTGTAGCCGTGCCAATAGAGTTACATAAATCTTGGTACTCTTGGCTGGCGTAGGCTTCACGCTCTTGTGCTCCGATAGCTTGCTCACCTGACTTTTTCATCATAATGGATTTGAGTGAACTCTTAAAGGTTTCAAGCTGGGCTAATTCACCTTTAGCTTGTGCGTACTTACCTGCGTTTTCAAGAATAAAGTCTATACATTTATTGGGGTCTATCTCTCTCATTTTCCTAATCTTTTCTTTATCAGCATTTTTATGCGTTCTTCTTTTTCAGGGTATTGGGCCAATAATCTGACAACTTCAGGCCATCCCCTGCGTTTTGCAACTGCTATATACCACTCAACCAAATAATTATCAGAGTTGTTCTTCAAGTTGCTTTATCTTCTGACTAATCCGTGCTCGCCATTGTTGCCAACCCTCACCAGCATATGCTTGTACCCCAACCTCTTGGGCTTTAGCTTTAGTTAATTCTTCGCTGGAATACCAAGGTAACTCAGGCTTTTTGTTTTGTATTGGCTCAATGTCAATCTCATCAGTCCACCGTTGAGCGTTCAAAAATGACGCAGGGTATGGAATGTAATCTTTTGCTGTTTCCTTGATCTTCCAGTATTTAAGGTAATTAGGCATGGCTTCAAGGCACTCTGCTTGCTCTGTAGGGGTTAGCTTGTTCCAAGCCTTTTCAGCGTCTTTGCGAGCCATTTTACGGGGATACAAACCATAGAAAATAGCAAAACTCATTCTGTTCTTTCAATGATGTCGTGGACTTTAGAAGCTATCTTGTAAATATACTCAATGTCGTTTAAGGTCAACTGACCCATTAACTGTAATATCTTCATTACAGCAATGTCGTTGTCTAAGGGCTGGGGTTTAACTAAAGTTTCGATCATGTTCCCCAACCTGTTCTCTTGCCGCCTTAATTAGTTGTTTATCTTTTGCAACAAAATCGTTGATGATGTCTTTTGCCCGTTGAATAACTGCTTCATCTTTTTCGGGTTTAACTTTGTATACATCAAGTCCTTGGGTAATAAGACTGATAAGTCCGTGCTGGACAAGGCACTCCAATCCTGCTTTGTCAAAATCAACTTCAGCGTTGGCAGAACCATCAGCGTTTTCCTTAATTATCTTTACTTGTATCTTCATTATCTGCAAACTTTAAAATAGGTTTATCCAAAGCAAGTTTAGCTAGTTCTATGTAACGATCTACCTCTAGCCTGTCCTCACCACCAATAGCCGCCTTGCTGTGTGCAATGGGCTTTCCCATGTTGTCGTAATACACTTCGCGAACCTCAAAGTAATCCTCGTATGGACTACTTAAATTTACTAATCGTAAGTTCCAAGTCATGCTTTCACCCAATAAAGAATTACAAACAAAAAAAACATTACCGCACCGAGTACGGCAAATATTCCAACAGAGAAAATCAACATCAAATTTTCTATCATGTTAAAAGTATATGTTAAGTTGTCTTAATGATTGTTATTTATTTCTAGGTGTTTTCCCTATGTGTTGTTTTTTTGTCATAGGTGTCCCAAAGGTGATA